TTCTCTATGTCAGACTTGCTCCACGCTGGATTAGCACTTGGATCTTCAACTATCTCTACAAACTTAGGACCAACAAAACCTTTCCTAGCTTTACCAAACTCATCTATAATACGTGAGTAATAACTACTTTTAGCTTCTAAAGCTGCAGCTGCGTTTGCTTCTGTAACCGCTTTATCTCGTTTAGATAAAGACTCGGTTTCATCTTCTGAAAGTACGCCCCCCTTAGTCTTTTTATCTCTAAGTCCCTTTGCCTCAGTACCAGATATCAAACCCCTACTGACTGTCATATCCTTTAACAAAGAATCACGTATGGACCCTTGTGACTTTCCAGTGCCTGAAAAACCCAAAACTTTACTATATTCACCTAGACTAGGAAATAACTCTTTACCTTCTTCCATAGTACCAAGCATGCTTTTATAAGTATTAGTATCAAACTTAGTATTTAATGTTGTAGACCCTTGCCAGCCAGATCCAATTACGTTATTCATCATCATCTCAAGGCTTTCTGTTTGAAGACCACGTTTACCAGCATTACTAGAGTTAATTCTAATATCTATAGGTTTTTCTTCAAACTGTTTAGCTCCTTCTACTTCCTTACGATGTAACATTTTTACACCAGCTATACCAGATAAACCTTGTTCTAACGAACCCCCAAAAGAATTAACCATTTTCTTGGCATCCTCAAAAAGATCCGATTGTACCATTGCATCTTTTTCAGAAACCACCCCTGCTGATTTATCAGTAAACATACTCATCATAAATTTACTACCACTAGCTTTTAACTGATCCTTTAATAAATCAACGTCCTTACCTGTGTACTTGGTCCCTGTTTCAGAGTCCGGGTCACTTCTTAGAATAACTGCTCTATTTTTTTGTATAACCTCAGAAAGTAACGAACCCATACTTTTTGGAAGAATAGCAGTACCTAATCCTGCTTTTTCTCTCTCAGAATCACTTAGTACTTTTATATTTTTAGTCTTATAGGCGGCTTCTAATACAGACGAATCTTTAAACCCTTTAGAAGGAGATACAGCCACTCCCTTCATACCATACCTGGTAGTAAATTTTCTACCATAGTAGTTAAAAAAGGTTTCAGCTATCTTAGCGGTCTGTACGTTTATATCCTGTCCCCTAGCTACGGTAACAGCCTTCTGTATATCTGTTATTAGTGTTTTATCAGCCCTACCTCTATACTTTTGTGGCACACCTAGTACATTTTGAAATACTCTATTAAGTTCATCTATTTGCGCTAACGGATCTGTATCAGTAAGTACATTACCCTGCCCTTTCTTTCCGCCTTCCCCTTTAATTCTAGATCTAATATCTTCCACACTGATTGCATTACTCGGTAGATCTCGTAAATTACCTTCACTTGTTATTAAATCCAATCTACCTAAAGCGTCAGGCTGCACGATTGTTTTAGTAACACTGGTAAGTACTTCTGCTAATTTACCTGAAATAACCATCTGGTCTTCAAATGTATTTGCAGTACTTCTTAACTCAGCTATTACATTGAAACCATAACCTTGATCCCCGTACCTGCCGCCAGCAATCTGCTCGTTCTCCCTAGTAGACCTTAATCCTGGAAACTCAGTACCAGGCACACCTTTTTGTCTGTAAGCCATAGCATTAGTAGTACTGGCAATATTTCTGCCTGCCTGCTGAAATTGTTGTCCAAAAGGTGACATCTCAGGTAAAACATCAGAGTGCATTTTCAAATTAGTAGCCTTTAAACTACTAAGATATTTACTGTCTTCCTTAAAAGAGGATCTGTATTCATCTAACGTAGAGGCGGAAGACTCAGGAACACCAAGGGTAGATAAAGTTGTAACATCTTGTGGTATATTTCTAGCATACTCAGTAGTAGATAATACCTTAGATTCATTCATATAGTTTTTTAATACCATATTTAAATCACGTATATAACTTTTAGATTGATCAGGATCTAACCCAGCTGCACCTTTCTCATAAACCGGCGAGGTCATAGTCATCATATTGACTATTTTTTCTTGATGTGCATATCTTCTTGGTCTAGAGGGGTCTGCTATAGGTATTGTACCCACTAGCTTACTTAGATAAGACTCATACTCGCGAACTGTTTTATCATGATTTGGATTTTTTGTAAGTTTATCAATTGGAGACTCTCCTGGAGCGTAATTGGATAGTACTTTTTCAAATACTTGGTATATATTTTTAAAATCAACTGTTTCCATACGTTTAACCACATCAAGAGCAGACACTCCAGCACCATCCATAGCTTGTATGAATTGCCCTACTGAAATTGAACCATCCTTTAAACTTTCACCCATTTGATCTATATTTCTAATAGCTTCTACTTTAAATGTTTCAGGGTCACCTTGCTCCGTACGTGCTAACTCCGCTGATCTAACAATAGCCCCTTTTTTATATGTTCTCACTAATCTACCTTTATTTGCGTCACTTGCAGAAGCGAGATCTGTAAGCATCTCCTGAGCTAGTTTATTAGACTCAACATACTCTTTTCTATCAGGGCGTATACCTGCTTTTTGTATTCTTTCAGTGTACTTTTCTGGCATATTAGTACCAAAACTTTTAAGCTGATTAAATAGATTTTCAAAACCAGTTTTATATTCGGCAAATTTAGGTATAACTCGTTGACTACCAGTAGATGTTTCAAATATTTGAGCACCTGTCTCAGTAAGACGTGCTGCGGGTACAGCTAAAGTCCTGGTAAGAGCACTCCTACTTTTACTACCTTTTGACGATCCAGCTACTCCAATATTAAGCCGTTTATTGGCTTCCATCTCCCCTAAAGTTTCCTGGTAAATACTCTCTAACTTACCAATATTCATACTATTAAGCATATCACTCATTTTTTTAGGAACGCCTGGACCAGCTTCATTAGTTTTATTTTTAATTCTAACTAAATTTTCAGCAGAGTCTGGTTGAGAAAACTTCCAAGACTTTATATCATCAGTGGGTACACGCTTTAACCAAGTACCTACGGATTCACCAAGATTACTCCTATTCTTATTTAAAAGGTCATTCTTAACTGTATCTTTAAATAAGCTTTTAAGTGCCTCAGGTGATTGAGTTCTATCAACAGGAGTAAAATCTTTATTATCCCGCCTCATCTTCTCAATTTCTTTAGCGATAGCCCCAACATCCGCAATTTGAAAAGTCCATTGTTTACCTGCTACTTTCTTATTAATACCAGAAGCAAGCTTAAAATATTCTGACGGATCTTGAGCGTCATCCCCCCTAAGAATTTTCCACTTTTGTGACTGAGTGATGACTTTAGTTTTTTTATCATAAGTTTGTTCAACAGGACCTCGCAATGCCAAGCCTTCTTCAACCTGCTTAATCATAAAATTCCTTAGATCCATTAAAGATTTAGCAGTAGTATTAACATTCTCTTTAATGATCTGTCTTGCTTTCTCTCCTGTATCAATACGGGTTTTAGGTGTGGGCAATTCATAATCTTTTCCTGGGGTAATTACATCTGATTTATACCCGTATAAAGTTTCTTTTGATGTTTTATACTTGTAGTCTGCAGGAGCCGATTTTTGACTAGTTTTAATATCCTTACCAAGTCTAAACTTCTCAGACTGCTCCCTCATACGCTGTCTTACTTCAATTTGTTTAAGTTTATCTTGCTCATTTGTACTTGGTAGTCTATTTTGAGAAGTAGAACCTGTAGTTCCAGAAAAAGGATTAGATGTTTGTTGGCTATTTATAGCGTCTGTTAAATCAGATAACTTGTCACCAAGAGAGGCTATTAACCTAGTAATATCACGAGGTAATATTTCCTTAGACAATAAGTTACCAGCAGTTTTAGTGTCTATACCACTAGTAATCACAGCTTTAAGTTTATTTGGGTCGTCTTTAGAAGCAGCAATCTGTGTTACTACTTTCATAATAGCGTCGTAAAGGCCCTGTGATGACTGGTTTTTAGGTTCAACGTAAAGATTAGATCTTAAAGTATCTTTAAGTACTGATAAAAACTGGTTAAGGTCAGAAAATATTTTTTCATCGGGCTTATTTCCTGTAGTACTTGAAGCGGATACTGCGACATTAAATTGTTGTTTAAAATCAGACTGTAGTTGAGTTATAAGTTTTTGAGAATCAGTAACTAGTTCAATATTAAACGGTGTAGAGTCAGCCTTCTTTCTAAGCTTTTCTAGATCACTTATTATAGTATTTTTAGACACAGAAGCAGTGAAATCGACATTCTTACTCCTACCTAAGTCGTCTAAATCTTTTTTTGCACCTTTAAGACTTTTATCTGTAACTACAGATAAGGGAACCTCAATACCGGCTAATGACTTTATATCTTTAATAAAAGTAGCTACTTCTCCAGCACCTTCTACAACAAGTTCTAATTTAGCATTCCAATCTTTAACCTCTTTATTATTGGTAACACCTTTAGGTACTAATTCTTTAGGTATCATAGATACAGCGTCAGTTAACTTAACTAAATTCCCCTTTAAAGCATCAGCATCTATAGACCCAGAAGGACTACCCTTCAATTCTTCTACTAGCTTAGTTAGCTGCTTCATAACAACAATAAAATCAGGAACACTCTCTAACTTTTTAGCTATAGCATCTAAAGATTTTCCCACCTCAGACTCTTTTGCTTGAGGGATTTTGTTTATTACTTTAGATATTTCTGAAGTTATTACTTGAGCTAATTTTAAAGGATCTTCAGTGGCTTTTTTTACCACCGCAGTCTTCTTCTTAACAGCGGACGCCCTAAAACTTGTCACACTTTCTTTAAAAGCTGATGCCCCATCATTAAACTCTTTAGGAAGCTTCTTAACTTCACTACGCACCAAAGTAATATCAGCAATTAACTCTTTAAAAGCAGTACCCATTTGAGCCATCAAACTTAAATACGTTTTAAACTCGGTTATATCAAAACCACCACCACTTTTACGCTGCTCATTTACAGCCTTACCAGCAGAAGCTATTTTAGTAAAACTTGACTCTAATCTTTTTAAAATAGCAGAAATATCTTTGAGAGAAGCTATCATATCAGTAGGCATAGCTGCTTTTAAATTAGAATTCAATGCATTCTCAATACCTTTAAAAACTGAGGGATCTATTGTTACTACACCCTTAGTGTTTTTAGATAACTCATCTGCAAAGTTTTTATATGCGATTTCTCTTTGCTTACTAGATATTTTCAATGCGGAAGCAACATCTACCAGGCCTGACTCTGGAGACTTTTGTACTTTAGCAGCTACATCTTTAACAGACTGCTTAGTGATGTCCACAACAAGGCGTTGTAACATATTGGCTAATTCAGTCTTGGTTACACCACCACTATCTCCAGACGCATTACTAGTTATAACCTTACTAAGGATAGTAGGGAGTTCTTTTTTAATAGCAGATGCTACCGCATTAACGATACCGTCCTGCGTGCTTGACATCCCCTTATTAAACTCAGTGTATAATTGCTTTAAGCTGGAATTTGGGGCTGACTGTTCATTTGCCCCTGAAGTGGTACCAGTAGATTTAATATTTATATTGACGTTTTTTTCGCCCAAGATAGTGCCTCCAAAATTTAATTTATACGAAACTATGGTATAATTAAATACCCTTTAATTCTACACAAGTTACTTAATTCCTATCCGCGTTTCGTCCTTTTTTTCACGTCAGCTCTATCTTTTAATTTTTTTGCCTCTCTAGGTGTATCATACGTTATATCACGATACAGAGAGTTAGAAGCAGTAATAATAACCTCTTCTTGATCAAATGCAGATAACTTACCAGGTGTCTTATGTTTGCTTCGCCGTGAAGCGTCCTCGCGTGTCCTTTCCTCATAGAATGATTTCATATAAGCATCTAATGAATCATCATCCTCAATAACTAAGTCACTTGGTCGATCCTCTGGCATCATTTGATAAATACTATCGTAGTAATTAGACCAATATGCTAAGCTTAACATATCAGTAGTGTAATCAGAAGAAGGTTTTCCGAACAACTTTTCTGAAACCTTTTGACTATTTACATACCTAATACGCCATAAACTATGTCTAGCTATATAACGAATTATATTGGTAGGTATACCATAATAAAACCTTAAAAAAGTATTTAAAACTTCTTCTCTAAAAGATATATTTGTAGTCTCTTTAAAGTACTTTAATTTACTCCAGTATTTATTGTACCTATGGTCATAGGTACTATCCCAACATAAATATAAAGTACGTTCCTCATTAGCTCTAACTTCAGCAGACATCATCATCCTAGAAGATTTTTTGCTAGATATTACAAACATTTCTTCTTTGATCTTTTGTATAATTTTCTTTATACGATCTTGATTAGCCCTAACTCTAGTAGTCTTCCCTAATAAAATTTTTTGGGCATCCAACTGTGACTCTAATTTAGATAATTTTTTTTCATCTTCAGCTGTAAAAATATTACGATCTCTTATCAATTTCTCTAAGTCTATATCATTCAGGAGACCCTCATCGAGAGCCTCCTGATATGCCATTGTATAGATAGCATCTGCGTATAGTTTTACATCATTAGTGGGATACTTAAAGATTATAAACTCTTTATTTATTTGAGTTATTAACTTACCAGAAGAAATTCTCACTAAGTATTGATCTACTTCAGCATCTGTTATCATTCTTTTGTGCCTTTATTTTTTCTTAGTACTCGTGGATTTTTTAACTGGTGCCTTTTTAACACCTTCTTTAATAGAGGAATCATCTGTTGATTTAGGGGTTTCAATCTTACCAGGCTTATTTACATCTTTCTCCAAATCAACTAGTCTTGCTTTTTCAGCCTCTACAGAAGCCTGATTAATAATATCTGTTTGTACTTCTTGCATTGCTACTGCCTCTGGTGTATTATCAAGAAAGTCAGACTCATATCCCTGCAAAAATAACATAACTTCATACCTTGATTTCAATGACAGTGCCTGATCTTTTGACGACAAAAAAGCATCATAATCTGGCCAAACCTTGGTACCGTCATCATACTCAATCATACGAGATGTTAGTGCCTCAAGTCTAGCGTCATCCGCCATCTGCTCACAAGTGTTACTCATAGGACCACTAAGACGCTGATTCCACTGAAAAAGATTATCTCGTGCTTTAGAAATCTGAATTGCCAACTCAGCTTTTTCTTCATTATTGCTAGCTTCGCGTAGTCTAAGAATATACTCATTCAGAATAGTAGTTAACTCCTCTACTCTGTTTTCAAAAGCTTCTCCAATCACCCCGCGCCTCTTAAGAATATCCAACATCTCTGCACTAGTAGTAATACCCTCCACTAAACAATTAGTGTATGTTTTACTATACTGCCAATCAGCCTTTCTAATAGCATCAGCACTTGGAGTACCAATAAAATACTCTGTCTCATCCGTACCTAAAAAACTTCTTCGATCACTTAAATTTTCGTTACTCATTTTTAATTTTCTCCTTTACCCTTTATTCCTAAACTCAATTACTTCTTCAGTGAGTCTGGTATATTCAATGTTATAGTTATCCAACTCTTTAGCCATATTTCGCATACAATTGTTCCCTGCCCTTAGGATTTTAGATCTTAATTGTTTAAAATTTTCTGTAGGACAAGCCACGTGTGCAAAATCTAAAGACTGCTCCATCATTTTAGTGATTTCTTTCCTAGTATCTTGTATTAATCTAGCTCTGCTAGCTTCAATATATTTTTTATCCATAGCCCTTTTCCTTCCTTTACCGTATTTATATAAGGGAGGGAATTACCCCTCCCCTAATCAAAATTATGCGTTACGCGCAAGCCTAGCTTTTGCAGTAGCATAATTAATATCACCTTTTATAACGTATAGATCATTAGTGGTTCTAAATCCAAAAGTCTGAGTAGCATTAGATCCAACATCTAGAGACATACCTTCATCAGTAATCTTCAGGTTTTTAACTACAACCGTTTTTAGAGCACGTTCAGTATCCCCAGCTGCATAGGTATCAAGAACACCGTCAAGGAAGTAATCCTCACCGTCAAGAGCAGAACCACTGACAACTTTTCTATCAGTACTAGTTCCTCCAGCCTCCTCATCTGTTTGTTCATATACCTTAACTACGAGGATAAGATTATCCTTAATCATAAGATCACTAAGTTTAATATCCCCCATAGTATCCAAATCATCCAACTTTCCTGCAAACTTTGCCCAGTTCTCCAAATCACCAGCTGTAGTATCTACAGTCAATGTAATAGGAATAGGCATAGTTAGAGGTCTATCATAAGGTCCTAAATGCCCTAACTCAGTAAGAGGCTCACGAGTCAAATCAACTGAAATATTAGCACTCGTCAAACGCCAAGCATTAGCAAACGCTGTAGCAGAAGAATCCGGATCTACGATATACACCTCTACCTGACCCTGTCTAAGGGCACCAACACTATCAGGTCTTTCAGTAGGCTCTTCAAGCTCAACAAAATAATTATTAGTAGTAGGAGTATAAGCATCCGCAGAGTAAATCAACTGAAGCCTGTCACCATCTGCTGGAGCATTAGTTCCTGTAGGTAGATAAAGCTTATGTTGTGCTGGCATAGTGGTATTATCATAAACATAAGTAGTCGCAGCAGCTGCCGTGCCGGTTACAACCTCAACGTTAATCATCTCATTTTTACTTTCATCGAACCAAGTAACAGCAGGAGCTCCACTATCACTCTTCCGTAGAAAACCAAGCCCTGTAGTTAGTGTAGCTACATCATTACCAGCCCCTAAGGTCATCATAACAAATCCATCTGTTAGAGCCCCAGCTGATAAAAGGGTAAACTCCTCGTAGTTTACAAACCTACCATCATTTAACAACCACATCTTGTTATCAGTCTCTGCTCCATAATTCTCTGTAGCATTTGCTCCAGTAGAGTAACTAAATTCGAGACTATTAACAAAAAGCTCATCAAGAAACAATGTCTGATCAATATTATTAGACAATGTTCCAATAGAACATTCCTCTTGTACTGGTGCCCATAAAGTTACACCAGGCAAGTTACCACAAGTTACTGCAAAGTCTGCTAGAGATACCCCATGCAGATAATTAGCAGTCCCTGTTGGATCTGATACCAAATTCGCATTACCATCAACTGCGGTAATAGCCATCTCAACCTTGGCTGGGATAACCTGAGCCAATGTGGCTAAAGTCTTAACATCCCCAAAGTCATTAGTGTTCAATGTTACTGAAACGGCAGGGACATCATCTACTACGTCGATTATATCTAAGTGACCAAGCTCAAATCATTCTGTTACTTTTAGTGACCTCAGCTTTACCTGTTAGGCGGGGAAAGTTCTTCGACTCTCCCTCTTGGCGTCTCCGCCAAGTTCAGACTGTACCTTCACCCTTTTTAAAAGGGGTTTCACACGCAGTCGTTGGGGAACAAATTTATAATGTATACATTCTGGTAATATATATGTTACCATATCCAGTAAATCATGTAAGTATTTAGTTTTACCTAGTCTTATAGTACTATTATAAGTATCAATACTTATAGTACCTTTAAAAAATTTACGTAAAGCTACTATTAAGACCTCTATTTCTTCTAAAGTAAAACTACATGTAGCAATTGAACCTCTTAAGGCTGTTTTACTACCATGAAAAGAAAAACTTCCATCATCAGCTAACCAAATACAAAGAGCTAATAAATCTAAATCTTCTATTACATCAGTAATTACTCTTTTTTTACCTTTAACATAAAACTTATTAAAGTACTCAGTTATATCTGGATGAGCAATTGTGTTAATAAAATAGTAACCTGAAGAGTATGAATTTTTACCATTAATAATTTTAGGTCCTGGTTTTTCTGCTAAAGTTATTTTTTTAACAAATGGAGATAATAAATCTTTTTTCCATTTTAAGTAATCTAATTGTTTAGTACAATGACCAATTTGCAATCTAGCATTTTTAGATTTCCTATTCTTTAGCAAAGAGCCGTCTCCTAAAATAGAGCCTAATATAACAGATCTATGAACATCTGATATTTCTACAGATCTTAACTCTTCATAAACAGTCATACAACTAGGTAAAAGTTCTATATCATAAGATTTATACCACGAATATATAGTACTATAGGGTATAGATAACTCTGTAGCAACTTTGGCCACAGATTTATGACAATCTATTAATTCTTGAAGTTTTTCTTTACTTACTTTATTTCTTTTCATTATAAATCCTTTCCTGCGGATTGTCTATATCTTTAAGATTATTACTACCAATTCAGGTTAGTACCTAAAGCTTAACTAGAGTTTCCCGCATACCGTGAAATTTTTTCTCTTACTTGTTACCAAATAAGGGACACATTTAGTTTATGTCCTCGCTCGTAAATGATGTCGTGGTTCCTAGAGACTGTACTCGATAGAGCACTTCTCCATTAACCCAAACTGATTGTGAAGCATAGATTATTCTATTTCTTGCCATGTTTTAAATCCTCCTGTTAATTTTTTTTTATACTGCTTTCAGGTTGGTATGATAATTCATGTCCGTATTACCAGTTATATATTGAGGCTTTACTATACAACCGATAACCTTTCCTTTATATTATATCTTTTATACAAAATTGATTGATACCAATTCTTATGCCAAGTTCTATCTTTATTGGCTTTACTATTACAAGAACGACAGATGGTTATTAAATTACTTGGGTTACAGTTCTTTTTATCATAATCAATGTGATGAATTGTTAAATCCTTTGGATTTTTAGAATTACAGTACGGATTTAAACATTTATTTCCATCACGATTTCTTATGTCTTGTTTGTATTCTTTATCCTTCCAGGCTTCACAGTACGGCTCAAAGGTGATACCACCCTTCCAATTATAGTTTTTATCCCCTGATATACTTATAAAATAGCAATCAGGGCATCTATGTCCAGACGACCAATCTTTCCAATTTATAGAGTTATAATGCCCTTTAGAACATTTATACTTTAATTTAGTACGTGCATTTTTATACTCATTACTCAATAAAATATATTCCTCACTTTCAAAGGATTTTCTTATTTCATATATTGTGGGCATTATTTTAGCCATATAACACTTTGAACACCTAGAGCTATTACGATTCCAATTTTCCCAACTTACTTTGTAAACATGCCCTTTTGGGCATATAGAAATAAGTTTACTATTTCTATTAATATATTTATCACTTAATAAAGTATAACCTTCTAACTCAAAAGAAGCTTTTATTTTTTTAAATGATGCCCTCTTTTTACCAGAGCACTCCATACACCTATTACCAAGTAACCAATTATTCCAAATAACACTACCTAAATGCCCTTTAGGACAAATATACTTTAATTTACTTTTAGAATTTATATATTTATCAGTTAAAAGTACATAGCCAGCATCATTAAAAGAGGCTCTCACAAAATCGATAGATAATTTCCTATTACCTACACATTTAGAACATCTTACACCCTTTCTTAAATGATCTATACGCATACTACCCTCGTGCCCTTTGTCGCAAACATATTTAAAAGATTGTCTAGAATTAATATATACGGTTGACACTAAAGTATACTTAATTTCCTGAAACTCTTTTCTAACTCTTTCTATTGTTAATTTTAAAGGCATACTGTGACCCTTTCCTTTATTTCCTTGTATAAGTCTCTATTTCAAAACTTATTCGTGACCTATAAGCATTAAGATCACTAAGTATTACTTCATTAGTGCTACGAGACATTACTAACGGTAAATTAATATGTCTAGCAGAAACTTTACTAAAAGTCATATTACCGTGCGTAACTCCTAAATCATCTAAAGAGGTTCTATTAAATAGAGAGGTTAGTTTATTAGAAGTTTTCTTTCTACCATAAAAAGTACCATCATAATCTAGTACATCCCCAGTAGGAAAGTTATATATAGGAGCGGATTTCAAATATAAACTATCATATATAGTTTCTACTAAATCGTTTCGCTCCGAAGGACTACTAGCAAACACATGTATATCTACTTTTCGCTGAATCTTTTTACCAGCGCCTAATTGATACCCCTCTTTGTCTGTGCCATGCATGTCTACCACTACTACTGGAGGCTCTGCTGCCTCAATAGCCGCCCATTCATCGACAACACTTACGTAGTTCCAATAATAATCTATATACCGAGGAATAACCTTATTATTATCAAAAATAACCCTACCATCTTTGTAATCTATCATATACTCTGTACCAGAAATTACTACAAAATTTTCATCATAAACCTCTACCCTGTTTGATTGTTCAGGAGTACCTACACACTTATTACCACCAAATACCATAATCCCAGAACAATTAGTAATCCCACTTTCAGTAGTATAATAACTACCGTCTGAGTATAAACATCCTGAAACAGAAGTATCAAGATCCCTACCTTGTACTGTAACAAATTCAGGAACACATGTAGAATTCAAATACTGACATTCTCCGTTTTTATCATAAGATGGGCAGTCAAAAAATACCCAACCACGTCCCCTATCATTAGGACTAGGAAGAGTATTAGACATAGCTTGGTACACATAACTTCCAGCACAAGTTAAATGCTCCATAATCTGTAAAGAAACTTGTTCGTCTTTCTCAATAAAATTCCTGAGAGCGGTGTCTTTTATATACCTATATAAACTTAGATCTTCTTTTCTTAACTGGGTCATCTCCATAACAAGCTCCTTAATATTTTGTTTTGATCAGTCTAGTGCTTTTTTCGTTTGCTTCGTCTATCCAAGCGTCTATATTTTCCTCATAATACTCATCTGCGGCGCCAAATACTTCGTCTTCTAGAGGCGGTACATTAGAAAAAGGAAATTTAATCAATTCTCGACTTAAAACAGTTTTCTCTTTATTTTTAAGACTAGGAGTATACTGTATTATATATACTCGTTTTTTTCTTGGAACAGTAGAGTCGATAGGATCAGCATTAATAGTTGTTTTACCTGTTATTTTTTCCAAATCATCATGACTAACCTCTACATAAGTACCAGGAGTACCCTCTAAAATACGTTCTATTATTTTCATACCATTAAAGTCAAAATTTAATAGATCAGGTAAAATAATACGTACACCAGTAGTAGGATGTTCCCCTATAAACTTAAATGCATCAAGAGACTCTTGAAATATTTTTCTAAATAAAGCAGGATCGGTGTTACTGTTTGGATCAGTTATCCTATCAGAAAGCCCATCAAAACCTGTCAATATAAGGTCTTTAAAATTAGGTACTTCAGCCACTAAACGCTCTTTTAAATGATAAGTAAAAGCACGTTCTATATCTTTTACTACCCTAGTTATTCTAGAAGAATCAGCCATTAACTACTATAATCCTTTATTATCTCATCACTATCAATACTAGGCTTATCAGTAGTAAACGCAGTTATTACTAACACAGTTTGATTACCTAGACCTCTTAATACTGGGGGCTTAGATAACTTACAATTTACACCGTCGACTACTAATTTTTTACAATTTTTAAATGTATCAAAATTTTTAGGATCTGTTTTTAATTGAACTACTGATGACCCCTCAGAACCGGCTGGTGTATAAACCATCTTATTTCTATCATCAGGATTCCAAGTAATCAAACAATTTGTATAAACTTTACGAGGTGTTTCTAAAAACCCTTTACCTAGACATATAGGGCACCTACCTACTTTAAAATATTTAAACTGTAAAGACATATTACCATCAGCTAACCATTCAGACTGTTTAATTTTTGCCTCAAGGGCAGTCCACTTACACTTACCTGTAGAGCTATCTGTGCCTTTATCATAATAACAATTACTACATTGACTTTTTATAGATTGTTTATAAACAAGCACTTTTCTACTTAAACATTTTATAACGTCCCTCATAGCCGTACGAAATCTGTTTTTTGTTTTTGGGCTAATACGTCCACGAGCCATATTAAGCTCTCCTTTTAATATCTATTTTTAATTATTGCTCTATACCAAGCTTTGTGCCACGTTCTATTTTTATTAGCCATAGAATTGCACGATCTGCAAATTGTTATTAGATTACTTGGTTTGCAATTTTTTTTATTATAATCTATATGATGAATAGTTAGATCATTTGGATTTTTAGAATTGCAATACGGATTTAAGCATTTATTATTGTCACGATCTCTTATACTTTGTTTGTATTCTTTGTCTTTCCAAACTTCACAATAAGGTTCGAACGAGATACCACCTTTCCAATTATAATGACCAGTGCCTGCATTCTTAATATGTGAACAAGTAGGGCATCTGTATCCTTGCTGCCAATCAGCCCAAGTAATTAAATGTGTGTGCCCTTCCTTACACGTGTAACCTAACTTATCTTTACTACGTTTATATTTATCAGATATAAGTGTATACCCTTCTTTTTCAAAAGATTTTTTAACTGTGCTTAGAGTTGGCTTACCTTGTCCTACGCAATAAGGACATCTGTGTCCTTGCTGCCAATCAGTCCAAGTAATAGAATGCTTATGCCCCTTAGAACAAATATAATCTAACTTAGTGTAAGCGTTTTTATATACTTTAGAAACAAGTATATAATTAGCATTATTAAAACAAGTTCTTACATATTCAATAACAAGAGTAGTATTTCCTACACAAGTAGGGCATCTATGGATTTGTTGCCAATCATTCCAAGCAATGCTGTGCTTATGTCCTTTAGGACAACTATAGTCTAACTTATGTTTATTATTGATATACACTTCACTAAGCAAAACATAACCTTCTTTTTCAAAAGAATCTTTTACGTATTCTATTGTTAATTTTTTACCCATAGTCTAATCAACTCTAACCCCCGTAATTCCTTTCAACATTAACGAATTCACTACCTCATCTAAATCTTTCTTCAGGTCATCCAACAACATTTTTCTAATTTTTAAGCCGGCTTCTGGGTTATAGGAAGATCCTTCATCTTTTATGAAGCTCCCATCTTCAGTAGCGTCCTCCCATAACTCTTTACGCAGTAAGTCTATAGCAGTCTGTAATATATACGCCTGAGAAGTAGCTGTAACAGTTGTTAGCCCAGTAGGAGGCATTACAGTATCATACGCCTCCATAATCTCTCTATCAGAATGCCTAAAAGAGTGGTAAAAAATATCTACCCCGTGTTCGATCTCTTTTATTGTATCTGTACCACAAATATTAGTTATACCTGAACAAGTTATACATACCTCATCTATGTACTCTTGAAACTTAAGATACTTATAACCATTTACTGAAGGATTTAAAGTGTCTATAAAAGACTTACCCCCCATAGTTATAAAAACCGGCCATCCTTTTTGATCAAGCTGAAAAGTTTTACCATCAGGATGAATAGATGATTGAGCTTCAACTCCGTATTCTCTTATAAGTGATAAAGGGTCACCTATATACAACCTTATTCTATTTATAATACGTTGATTATCTGTATCATATAAGACTTCTCTGGGGAATTCCGGATTATAATAAAGATCCCCAGTCTCTCCTAGTATTGGAGATGACCACCCATTAGCAGCACTAATAGTATCAATACCACTTTCAGTAGTAACCATAATATACCTAGAACTATACCAATCACTGAAGTTACCGTCAGTATCATAAGTTTGATAGAAAGTCTGACCTGCGTGTAATGCAATAGGTATTGGAAAAGTCTCTGACCCTAATACAGTTACCCAATCAATTAAATCCTCAGTAGGGTTTGGTGGCTGATCCGGTTCATTGCCTGCGTACTTAGCAATCTGTATATAGTTATACGCTGTAAGTACTGTAGCTATATTATCAACTGTAAACGATAAACTTATCATGTATTCTCCTTAGTATTATGTATTCAGTAGTAAGTCAGTATCAATCACCGTAGTCTGCTCCCAATACCGAAATAATTATCTGCAAAAACCAACTAGTTATAAGCAGGTTACATAAATAAAAAAAGGACCATACGCTAATAAACGCACAGCCCTTTAATAGGTCATAACTAATTTTATTTATCTTGAAATCTGTAATTCACGTACTCTCTTATGTAATAATTTACATAGACTATCCTTTCCAGTAAGCTGATTAGCCTCTTTCAAAGCGTATCTTAGTAAATTAAGATTAGTAATTTTTGGTAAAGCTTCTCTTGCTTTTCTTACAGATAATGACGTTATATCATCTACAGTAGTCTCCTTACTAACCATCGGAGGTACATTACTGCCCCCTTGGCTTCTTGTTTGAGGTTCTACCGGAATATCAACTTCTAACTTATCCAAATCTTCATTATAGACAATCTTCCAAGTAGTTTTATCCGGTAGCTTTACATCTTTAAGCCAACTAATAAATTGTTCATTAGGAGGCATACCGTGCTTTTTACCGTACTGCTCAAAAAGATCTTGAAGTGCAATTTCTCCTCCAGGGCGTACAGACCTTTTCATAGCGTATGCCCAATTAGGTGTAATGTTCTTAACATATCCTCGCATAATCATAATAGTTTTCTCCTTTTCTGTTTGTTAATTACCTTGTCCTTTTAATTAGTTCTTGTTTTATCTATCAAATTATGTATTAAATTTGATAAACGGTGTATAATAAGTCCTGTAATAAAAAATAAAATCGGTGTATAATCAGAATTTAATACTAACACCAGTGAAAAAAAACCAGCCCAAACTGAAAAACAATACCCACAATCTATAAGCTCATGGAAAAAGCTAAATACTCTACTATTTTGTCCACGATCAAATAACCATTTTCTCATTGGCCAAAAAAGCTCAGATTTAACCACTAATTCAGTTAATGCTTCAGTTAGTATCACAGCCATTACGATATTATACATAAATATATACATCAATACCTACTTATTATAAAGTCAGTTAATTACAAAATTAGTTATTAAATCAAAGCACTCATCTCTATACCAACTTTTATCACTAATACGTAATAAGTTAATATTATTATCCGCACAAAATATATCCTTAATTTTATCTCTAAAAATCATGTCTTTTCTGGAATGCCAATATTCACCGTCACATTCTATTGCTTTATTAATATCCGGCAAATAAATATCAAGCTCTAAATATTTACCAGTTACTTCGTTAAATACTACCTCTCTATTATTATATAAAATATTACCATCATATATATTTTTTATGTACTCTCTAACGGATTGTTCAAACTTAGAAGTATAATTATTTTGTGAGTAACAAATAAAACATCTATTATTATTATCTTTAAAATTATGAACGGTCGAATACCATTTATGCCCTTCTGGACATTCTAATAATAATTTACCAACATGCGAATTAATGTAATTTGAACTATCAATTATATTATAATTATAATTATTCAAATAAATAGTAAAAATTTTAAGATCATTTATTCGTTTTTTTTCTTGATTTGATTTAGTAATATATTTTTTCTTAATATTACGCTTTTTTTCTGCTTTTAGATTATTTTTTTTTAATCTGGATTTTTCACATGATAGACTGCCACAAGTAGTCTTATTTTTATAATAAGTAATAAATTCTACACCGCAAAACTTACAATTGCGCGTAAATTCTACATAATTATTTCTTTTCCTACTTTGGTTTCTCCATTGAATCTTTTCTCTATCTTGTTTAGCAATATCTTTACAATTATTACAATATTTTTGACTGCCTGAAGTAGGTGTAAAAACCTCATTACAACCCGACATAGTGCATACTTTATCTTTATACATTTTAGTCCTTTTATCCAATTAACATACAAAATTTGCTATATTAATTGTTGTGCAATTATCCCTATGCCCAAATTTGTAATGACAGATACTGCAACAGGCTATTCCATTGTCTGGGTCCAAAGCATAAAACGATTCTAGTTTTTTTGGTTGTATATGATGTGCGACTGTTGCTTGCTTACCACAATATTCACATACGTACTTAGCTCTTTTAAGTACCTCTTTTGACCATATTTGTAATTCATAACTTGTATATTCAATTATATTCCTACTTTTTCTTACATTAAATCCTACTGGATATTTATGTTTATTAAATATACTACAAGATGATCTACACCCATCAGAACAATAAAGTTTTGATTCTCTATCTATATTACCTTTTATATATTGTGCACGAGCCTCCACAGAAGTTCTTTTAGCTACAAACCATTCACCACATAATGAGCATTTTACTAAAAGAATACCATTATCATTCTTTACCTCTTCTATAGGAAAAATTTGATGAGCATAAGTATCAAATAATGGAATGTTTTTTTTAATCACACCGCCTTTTGACATTCTTTTTGAAATAGCCTTACACTCTTGTTTTGACTTCTTTACACCAGACATACTTTTTGAAATTTTCTTTTTTATTGTTTCTGATTGATGAGCACAATTAGCACTACATATTTTTGTAGGATAAGTAGCCCTCATAAAAAATGACTCACCACACACACTACAGGAATTTATAAATTTATAATACAAACGTTTTCTTCGAAACACATCTCTTTTATATATATAAGAAAAACTATCTAAATTTTCAAGTCCATCATTACCATACTTAATCTTCATAACATAATGCCTTTATTTATTTATTAGTATGGGTCCTTAAAAATAATATTCCTAAGGACCCACACCATATTAAAATATTTACATTATAAACTTCTATCTATAATACCCATGCCCAGCATTCTCGAATCTAGGCAAGCGAATCCGAGCTCTGCCCAACCAAAGAAACCTTGTTTCTGAACACGAAGAAGAGTGGGATCATCATGAGCCTCATATTCTTTACGAATAGGCATAACAAGAGAATCATTAACACTAAGGTCAAACCCCATAATCTGTGTCTCGCCGAGATCACTAATAGTACCATCAGCAGCAGTCACATTAGGATTATCAAGTGTATACCCATTATACTGCTCAGTACCAGCAGTGGCCACAAACTTACCATAAGCAGAGGCACTACCATTAATGTTATAAAGTCCTGTTGCTCCTAGATGTTGAATCTCATGAAGAGTTACATTCCAAATACTACCCATACCTGACGCCTGAAAAATCTCACGCCTAGTAACAGGGTCAATATCAGTGTCAGTCCACTCTCTGATGTCAGCAGCATCCTCTGGGGATACATAAAGATCAGTAAGTGTCCTGCCTGTCCTCTTAAATCCTACAATCATCTTATTAATTAATTCCTTAGAAAGATATCCAGCTCCAGCAGCAGAAGGTGCGATCTCATAAAGAGGTGCAGGGCGTGAACCAAGTAGCCCTTTTCCTGAGAAAGCAGAAGTAGCAGCAGGCATAATAACACGCCAACCACACTCCTCCTCATAATTTGCTAGATCTTTTGCGGCACGCGTTGCTGCTCTTGAGGCAATATCAATCCTGGAATCCCTTGCGTATGTAATTTTCCAGTCAGCTGCCGCATCAATAGTAAACGTAGGAACGTATACCTCTTCACCAATACCTTCGATGAAGTTCTGTGCAACATAACCAAGTCCTGGAAGTACCCATACTGGAATCTCAAAATCTTCTGCGACGGGATAAACCGCCTGAGCGCCCGGGCCTAATCTTTCCACTGTAAAGAGCTGACGCATAATAGAGTCGAGCTCGATCTTTTGTAGTATTGGAGTTGTTAAAGCAGCTGCAAATGCTCGATAAGCAGCCAAACCTTCAGGGGTATTAACCTCTGCGGTTGCTCTAAAAAGCTCCATCATTTCCTTTCTTTCCATAATTTCCTCCTAAATGTATTATAATAATTTTGGATGTGTATATCACATTAATCCAAAGTTTTTTAAAATCTAAACTAAAAGTTTAATTCTAATTGGGTATAGCGTGGTGTTAGCAATATTAGCAGTAGCTTTAGCAGCACTAGCTCCCTTAACTACTCTAGCAACAACAGTACCAGACGCGCCACTAATAGCTGCGCCAGTTGCTTTGTCAGTAGAACCATCAGATGAACCAACACTCGTTGTTACTCTTGCTTCATCAGCAGCAGCCCTCAAGGACTCACCTGGCGCTATTGCAGCAACACCATTAAGTGATGTGTAATGCACGGTGTCAAAAATACCGAGGTGCGCTACACCTACTGGTACCGATTTAGTACCCACAATCGCACCAGTGTTATCATAAACTGGTTGAGATATAGCATCACTGGAACCTAAATCACCTGGCATAACAAACCCAGTTGGATGTACACTGTGGTATCCAGCTTTAACTTTTTGCATAAGAAATCCAAACGGTGTTTCTGAAACACTGTGAGCCATTTTTTTTACCATTGCTTCTTGGTTAGTTGCGTCAGGATCAAGATACACTACAGAACCGGCATAAGCAATAACACCCCCAACCCCGGCAGCCCCAAAAGAAGCATTCTCCGCGTAGCTACAAAATTGATTCTCTACAACTGAATGTCTAGGAATAAACATACTTTATTTCCTCCTTATTAATTTCAATATTTATTTATTTATTTATCAGTCTTAGTCATACTAGCAGCCATGGCTTTACCCATATTAGCGTACTTAGTCAACATATCATCTGATGGTTTACTTTCAAAATTCATTGCAGCAGCCATACTCTGTCCAGGAGTAATTTTAGCTGGAGGAGTCTTTACGTCTTTATTAGACGCAGTTTCTTTCCCAGAAGTACCCTCTTCTTTGTCAGAAGCAGGCTCTTGTTTAGAAGCAGCCTCTAGCTCTGCAGATACAGCATTACGAAGTTCTACACGGTCAGCCTTATAAGATGCAAACTCTTCATCAGTAAGTTCCTTAACTTTGGCGGTCTGTGTTTTAAGATCAGACAAAATAGCTACCTTCTCTTCTTTGAGTTCAGTCATTCTAGACTCAGCTACCCTATCTTTTTCTATACTCTCCAGTGCTTCTTTGGTTTCTACAAGAGAAGCCTCTAATTCCGTTACTTTTAACTGTGCCGCCTCAAGCTCAGTAGTAAGTTCGGAAATTTTAGTATCTTTCTCAGCAGTAAGTGTCTTAGAAGATACATTAGCTTCTTCTAGCTCAATCACTTTTGCTTCCAGTGACTGAGTAAGTGTTTCGATTGTTTCAGCAGACTCATTGAGTGCATCCTGTGTTTTTTGTACTTGTCCAGCCCTTTCTTTATCAGAAAAGATTTCTGTTACAATAGCTTCAATGTCTTGCTTTAATGTGTCTTTATCCATTAAGGTATTTCCTCCTTATAAATTGTTTTTTTTGTTATTAACTTTTGTTTACTCATTTTGGCTACCAACCTATTTTAGTAAAAATTTTAATACCCTTTTCCGCAATAGTTAATAAGCTATTTTAATTAATTATGGGTAACTCTGTGATGGTGCTCCAGTACCTCTAGTACTAAGTGTGCTTACATCAATTTTTGGTCCTAACATAAACTGTAAATTAAAATCTACATCTGCATCGGCTTTTACACTGGCCATTTTAATTTCGATTGTGTTAGCTTCAGTATCAAAAGCCACCCAATGATCTGAGCCTGCATTAGTTGTAGGTGTAGCTGTTACACTAGCGTAAGCAGCCAAGTCCATATCATAGAACTTAACCCCACTAGCAACAGTAACAGAGGTAGTACCACTTGCAACAGTAGCAGTAGCAGACCACATAAACGGTACATTATGGTTATTACCCATATTCTTGAATACAGTAGCAGAATTTGCTGAGCTTGTAATCTTTACCTGTCTAGGTGTGCTGTTTAAAGAACCTGTTTGTGCTTGTCCTAAATCTGGCATTAGTTTTCCTCCTTATTTTTGTCAGTAAAAACTTTTTTGGCATTAACCAATGCTTTTTCTAATCTTAACAAACATCTCGAACTTTCTTTACTATCGAGTTCAAATTGTTTACCAGCTAGAAGCTTCTTTGTATAAGATGACGCCGTAAATTCTGCAATAAACCTGAGACAGCGCGGGTCAAGCGCATCTCTTGTATCAGAAGTACACGGAGAATCAAACAAAGTACAGTAGTTTTCAGCCAAAACAACATCGTGCTTATCAGTGAGACGTTTTTTGTAATTTATACAAATACCCACTGTATCATCATAATTTAAATTAGAGTTTTCTTTTTTATCTTCTATACTTTGGGAGGTTACATTAATACCCTCAACTTTTTTATCAATAACAGGTGTGACAACTTCTTCTTTTGTAGAACTATTTTCTACTAAATCAAGATCAAATATAATCGGTTTAATATCATCATCAGACGCGGTTTCTAAAATAACACTCGGAGGATTAGCTGGATTTTTAACAATCCCGCACCCAGAGAAACATATCCCTCTAAGTACTCTAGCTACAGTGCCTTCGGCTACCTCTTTACCACCTTTCATTATCTTTGCTGATTTTCCAAAAATACTTTCATCAGATAACTCAATACCTAAAGAGTTTGCTACAGACTTTGGTATAATCATATCACCTACTTTAATATCAAAGTCTTTAAAATAACATTCCATAGATACCTTCCATTCATTATTAGCAATTTCTTTTGCTATGTCTGGAAATCTATTTTTATAAACAATAGAACCTATTTGTATATGCATATCCTTAGTATCTAAAGTTGCAGTCTCAGTAGAGGACAACTCAGTAAGGTCAAGTGCTTTATGCTGATCATCAGTAAAAGCATGAGAATATAAATGACCAATAATCTCAGTCTCTTCATGTTCCACATCTAGTGCTTTACTAACAATAGTATTAGCAGCGGCTACTAGCTCTGACCCTAAGAAAAAAGCATGGTTAAGGTTTTCACCTGAGCTAACAAGAATGGCAGAAAAATAAGAAAGGTCGGGTTGTTTCTCACCAGGACCTGGTAAATTGATTACAGAAGCCACCTCCTTCTTTAATTCCTCTGTTTCCTCATCCATGTCAATACTAGCTGTTAAATAAAATTTATACTTATCTTCCATTATCCTCTCCTAGTAATTATTTATTCTATTTATTTCCATACTTCTCTCTTAATATCTCAAGAGCGCTATAAAAATCATAACCATTCATAATCAATTCTTTCATTTCATTATAAAACGCCACATAGTCTATATCAAAAGTCATTAATATTCTCCGTGAGTTTTTATTTATTATGAATCAACTAATTATTACTGACTTGCTTTTATATTATCTATTCTTTGGCATTTAAATCCTCTGTGGTGATTTCTACCATAAAGTGCTACCAATCTCATTCCTGAATCATTTAAATTATTCTCTCTACAAAAAGCACTTAAGTTTTTTATTACCTTATGAGTACCGTTAGGATACACTACATCCCAATACTTACTTTTTGATGCTACTACATTAGCCACATGAGCTTTTGATTTTTTAACCCCACGACGCATAGTTGATAATTTTTTCTTAAATTCTTCAGACATTTTTTTACCAGTTTTAGCTTTGGAAATTTTACATTTAGTACTTTCCTTACATATTCTTCCTACAGTACCTTCACCACCTAAAGTCATATTATACCCGTTTTTATATGTATCATAATACTCGATGTAGTACACCTCTTTCTTGTCTAACTCAGCCTTTCTATTACAAGAACATAGAATTTGCCAAACAAAATTAGTTTCCCCGTATTTATTAATTGCCCTATGAAAATGAGTTTTTATATTTGATCTTGTAGCCAGATTTAAATGTTTAATTTTTCTTTTATTCAAAGAATGGATAGTTTGTCCTATATAAGCTTTATTATTTATCATATTAGTTACTTTATAAACAATACCGTCTACTTTTATATTTGAATCATATTTATACATATGACACCGCTTTTATATTATACCTATTCTTAAGCACCACCCGATGCCAACCTTTATGCCCCTTCTGACAAATACAATCTAATTTATAACCATTATTGACATACTCTTTACTAAGTAAAGTATAATCTTCTGAATCAAATGACTCTTTAACAAATGCATATGTAAGTCTCTTACTCATACCTAACTACCTCTACAGCTTCCAAAAATTCTGCGTATTCTGTATCATCTAAAACACTTCTTGCGCCACCCAGAAAAGCCGAATACTGTTCATCATCCATAACACTTATATCCCCAATAGCCGCTGTCTTTTTTGGTTTAGTAGGCTTACTACCAGGTTGTTTGTCTGGGTTTGTATTAGGTTTTTTCTTTGTCTTTGTTTCACCAGCCGGTCTTCCTTTACTAGGTGTTCCTGTAGGTGATTTTTGCTTAGGCTGAACTCCTGGACCATCTACTGCTTTTTGAAACGGGCTGCCAATTATACCAAAAATACCACCTTCTACTAAAGGCAACTCTGTTTGCATATTCTTTAATTCATTATCGTAATCAAACCCTAAGGCCTCTAAGGCTGTTTGATATGACAACATCCTTCTATCGACTAGCGAACTCAATGTGCTCATATATAATACCTCATCACGTAACACACTATCGTCCCAACGTATTTTAGGAAAACGATCAAAACCCATTGCCTCTGCTATTTGTCTATATTCCTTATAAATCCATTTCTCTACTTGCCGACGGGCATAATGAATCTCCTCCATTAGACCTTTAGTAAGTAAATTTACTTCTGCTGCATTGATATCCCCTGTTCCATCTATTATGGCACGAGTTACAGCAAGACCTGCTGTCATATCCTCGTTTACCTGTTTGTACTTATCTTGCCCTAAAATAGCTTCAATCTCGGGCGAAACTATTTTTTGAATATCCAGTGTATGGTTCCATACCACATCAAATGCTTTTGATGGACTATTAAATAACTGAGCAACTGTCTCTAATTCTTGCTGACTAACGACTGGGTACTCATCATTACCTATGGTAATCTTTAGAATATAATTAGAAATACCATCAAGTGTACTTACATCAGCCTCTTGTAGTGATTGTTTATATTTTATAGTATCCAATATCCTAGTTACCCTAGGTCTTGCATAACGTTCATAAGGCTGTTTTCTATAAGTAACCATTCCCACAAGTCTCGAATCTAGTTGAAACTCACCGCCTTGCTCTGCTGCAGATTTAATCTCTTTAGGTAGTGACTTAATTAGTTCTTTTTCTTCTTCTGTTAGTTCTCCAGAAGCTTTTTGTAATAACTGACCTAGCTCTTGTGGGGGAGTTAATTTTACAGCTACTTTATCAAATAAAAGGTTACCTTCTATATTAACTAGTTGATGATTTAAAACTGTGTATGAGGAGGGAAGAAATCCTTTGGACCATATATTTTTTTTGGCGGCTTTTTCAACCTCCATTAACTGCTCAAAAGAAGCACCTTTTTTCTTAGCAGACTCGACAAGCTTTGCCACTTCCGCATCTTTTTCATCTTCAAATTCAGCATGTAATTTATGAAGCCTGACAGTTTCTGAAGCAGAGTCGCCTTTTTTAGTCTTCTGCCCTGGTACGGGTGATAAAAAAGATACTCTAGGTTCATACTTAGATAAAACTTTATAAGTTACAACATGTCCTATCTTAAAAAAATCAAGAAAAATCCACTCTAGTACTTCTTTAAAATCTACATCAAATGTCCAGGTATCATAAAACTGTTTGATATTCTCATCATCAATATCATTTTCAAACCCTTTCATTGACAAAGAGGCTAAGGCGTTTGTAGCAGAACCAACCAATGGATCAGTGTAATAATGTTTTTCTGCTTGTTTATATAGTGTTTTAGGGTCTTCGTCATAAGGATTTTTACTCAGGGCTAAATCCAAAGTTTGCCGTGAAGTATAGTCTCTATTTATAGTTGCAGCAGATTCAAGCCTAGGTTTAATAGCCATACCAGGTTTATCTAATATAGCTAGATTACGTTTATTTGGTTTGAGCATAAAAACAGATTGACCAGTCTCTCTATTTATCTCTAGAGATTCTATACCAGCATCTGGGTATCTATTTTGTAGATCAGAAGTTAGTTTATTTATATCTATTATATTATCATCTGCCATTTAATAACCTTTATCCTTTTAAAATACTACCAGGAGTACCTGATACTGTAGCTACAGAATCAGTAGATAATATCCATTTAGTAACATCTTTTCTTCCTATTATATCATCCATTGTCCAAGTAGCCTTACCAGATCTACTTTTGGTATAGTCAGCAGGCATATTATTTATCCACCAAGGTGTACCAATAGCTTCACCTCTATTTTCTTCTGACATATTCAATCCTCCTATTATTAAAAGTGGGTACCTGGGTAATCAAAAGCTTTATTTATTTTTTTACCATGTACCAAGGCCCCACTATATAAATACTCTAATTATTACAGAGGTTAGTTAATTATTACCTGTTAAATCTTTTTTAATTTGCTCAACAAGCTCAGTAAAACCAAAACCTTTACTCAATACCTTATCAAATCCAGCTACTGACGGTTCTATAGAATCAAATATATTAGAATAACCAGTCATAGCATAAATCTTAGCATCTTTAAATTTCTTCCTAAAAACTACACCTAAATCAACACCAGATAGTTCCTTACTTCTTAAATTAATGTCTACTATAAAAATATCAAAAGACATAGTCTCTATTAACTGCAGCGCTTCTTCTCCGGTTGTAGCTATTTTATAAGAGTAAGGAGATAGTGCCATAATAGCTCTATATACTGATATTATATTTTTATCATCGTCGATAAATAAAATATTATAATTTTCCATTATAAACTTCCCCCTTATTTAATTCTTTTCTTTAATACCGCGTGGCCTAGTCCGTATTCCAATAGTGGGGGTGCTTGAAAACTTGAAGTGCCTTGAGATCCTAAATAATCAAAACTAGTCCCTACTCTACTACGCACTAAGCCACTTACACTATGAAGAATAGGACCATCTCCCTCTTCGAGTTCCCTCTCAACCTGTCTTGCTCCATGGGCTCCTAATATAAGTGCAGAATATAAATCCTTATTCATATGCTTAGTAGGAGTATCGAAATGCAATATACCAGTAGAAGTTTGAGTAACTACTATATTTAATAACTGTGATTTAAGCGTTATTATATTTATATAAGCCCTAGCTAATAAATCGTTAGTAGAATTAGATGGATTATCTGGAAATAAAAGACTCTTATCCTCAAACATAGCTTTTGTAGTAAAATTGGCATCAGCTATCCAAGTAGGATTAAAATTAACCATATCTAGTATATGTCTTCCTTCTAAATGTATATGATCTTGGTTTCCTCTATCAATAATAGGTTCGGTTTCTCCGTAACCCTCCTCTAATAAATCACATACTGCCTTTCCACCTCCGCCTTTATCCATGAATATTCTAATGATATTATATTGATTACAAAGTTGTTGTACTGATCTTGTAAGTCCTTGTGTGGTCTGCTTTTTAAGTTCTATTACATTAACTATTTTATTAGGTTTACCTATTTCAATAATAACCACACCACAACTGGCGCTTCCCCCCTGATTAGGGTCAATACCCATTATATACTGTTTATTAGGCGCTCCATTGAACTGTAAAGTAAAATCATTCCCTAAAGTACAATCATCTAATAGGGATGCCTTAAAAAATCCCTCTGAATCTGAAACCATGGCAGCTTCATATTCCATACTATACTCATGTCTAGACATAATACGTTTAGCTTCAGCAATATTATTATTATCCAAGAACCCCTCAGGTAAGTCCCAATAAGGTACTTGCCACACTGCATAATCACAATCCTTACCTTGAGCTTCAGCTTCCGCCACCATCTTCCAATGGTCCCTCATACGTCGCCACATATGATTAAATTTATAATACCCTGAGGAAGTCATTACCATCTTGTTAACTTTTTCCTCAGCAAAATCATCAGCAGCAGCAAGACCAGCATTAATCAAACGAGTCTGTTCCTCTAGTCTACGAACTCTTTCCATCGGTGCCAAAGAGGTTGCTCCCATTGGTCTTACTACCATATCCAAAGTTTGATCTGGAACTTGCGCTAACTCATCCACAAGAATTAGATAGAAACGTGATCCACGAATTTTACTACCATCTCCTAGTGGTAGTCCCTCAATATATGATGGAGTTTTACCAGCAACCGACTTAAATTTTAAATAAGCTGTGTCTGAACCACGAGTTGGTTTCTTTGCAGAAGCTTCTCTAAGAATTGAAGATTGATCATATAGTTTCTCTACTTCAGCAAATATCATTTTTGAATTGTGATTAATAAACCCGTTAGCCCAATAACAGTGTTCATTTTTTACTTCTATATCTATTGTTTCTGAAAAGAAGTAATCAACCTCTTTAATTTTAACAAAGTATAACCCTTGTTCATATAATTTTTTGGCTTTATTGTAATTATCCTTTATTAATTTATTTGTAAGACCAATAGCCCTAGCTAAACTTTCTTCTTGATTAAAATGGTTATCTATATAAGCATTAAGCTTTTCTTTCTTTCTTAAGCATCTAAATCCAACAGTATCATTGAATCTTTTGATAAAAGTTTGTCCTGTAATCCTAACTTTATAGGCTTCTGCACATTTAGACGGTTTATTTCCTTGCGATAATTGTCTTATACATGCCTTTTTACTTATACCAAAGTTAGACACTATACCTAAATTTAGTAGTATAGCCTGCACTTCTTTAGCTAGTTGTTTAGAAGAAGTACTAAAGGCAATTTCAGAACCTTTATTTTTTTGCACATAAAAACACCCATCTGTGTCATATAAACCCTGTAAACAAGCTATTAAGTTATCTCGTGAAGCTTTTTTTAAAATACTAGGAATCTTTTTATCCAGAGCTGTTGTTTTAGTAAAACCACACTCTAATAAATACTGGGCTAGTTGCTTACAAAAGTATTGAATTTCCCAAGTATCATTCCTTCTATTCCTTCTATCTATCTTTTCTTCTTTATCTACACAAAAATATCTTCTTAGATTATTCTCAAAAGAGTCTAATAAATCCTGGTCTTCACTTACAAAGTCTACACGCTGTTTTCTTTTATTTTTACTAACAGAAACACAGCCATCACCTAGTAAAAGACCCATCCAATAAGATAAAGAAGGTGTTAATTCTTTAGGTATTAAACAATTTTTAGTTCTCCAATCATGTTCAAATTCAAATTCAGGCATCGAGTTATCATTACCAAAATAATTAAATCCTGTTTTTATTGCTATATATTCATCTTTTATATCCTGTAAGTCTTTAAATTCAGTATCTAAATCATCGTTTAAACACACAACGGCATGATCTATAGTACCAGACAATTCAAATCCTTTTGTAGTTTTTATATACTTACATGCTTTATCTTTATCTGTCCATTTACTGACTACTGTATTATGATTAAAATTTGACTGTACTCTTGTTTTTCCTGGAATTACTTTATTATAAAAATCCTCTGTACCTGTATTTAATCCTTCATTTGTCCAAAACGTAGCAAGTGTGTCTGATTTTATTAACGATTGTCTAAATACTGGGCCAATTAGACCTACCCTATAACCTGGATACAACAAGCAACTTAATGCAGCTAAAGTACCGAGCATAAAAGTTTTTCCCACGCCACGTCCACAAATAGCTATGACGTAGTTCTTAAACCACATGTCTCTAAAAACCAATCGCTGAATAGGTGCTAAATCTACCCCTAGGAGCTCATAAGCGGCTGTACAAGGGTGAGCTCTATAAAACTCTATAAGTTCCTTACCTTGTACCAGCAACGCTTCCATGTTTTGTCTTTTTTTAGCCATTAGTCTTCTTCGCCTTTTGTTTCCTCTATATCAAGCCTGTTGCCATCATAACTTTCTCTATTTTTCCTCATCAACTTCTCTTCAGCTCTTAGTTTAGCCATACGTTTGGCTTGAGCTGCTTTTGCTTGCTGGTCATAGGCTACCGCTAAATCAACAATGGAGAAGCCTTTAAGCTCATTAGGATTAATCCTATCTCGCCTCCTAGAAGACAAGTTTTCTTTAAGTTTTTCATTTCGTTTATCAAGCTTCTCTATAGTAGCCGCCATATCAAGTTGTTTATCAGAGTCACCCTTAGTTTCTTTTAATAGTCTAAACGACAATACTTTATTCATAGACAAACTCATAATGTCATCTAGATCACTAGAAATTAACTCATCAGCATCAAAATCTGCTAAGTATACCTCTACATACTCTCCGTACAATTTCAACTCATCATCATCAAAAATATCTTTAGCTGGCAAAAGGTCTCTAACTTTTCTATGTGCTGGATGTAATTTTGGTCTAGCCATTATCTTTACTCCTCCATTTTTTGTTTGTACATTAGGAGTAATTCAGGAGTTAAAGAATGACCAAACATTTCTTCTATGTTTTCACCATATGAAATCTCTATTCTTAATTTATTCTGTAAAGACTTAAAAGTCAATACATCACGTATATCATCCAATTCCTCCTCTACATTTAATACCCACTCACACATATCATCATCAATTATTCTACAATAAGTATTTATAATTTCTTGTGATAAAGGGTCTTTTCTTCTAAAATAATTCTGTAAAGATCTTGATATTTTATTTTTTGTAGCCTCTTTATGTTTTTGTCCCTTCTTGGCTTCACTTATAGCATGCTTACTAGCTTCACTAAGTTTAAAACCAATAGGTCTACCTTTTCTACCTTGAGTTAGTCTAATCGGTTTCATAAGTTACCTCCGATACTGAAGAAAATTTATTACAACCACTACATATTACACCTACAGTAGCAGTCGTTCCATAAAGTATTTTACCACAATTATCACACCTAATAACGGAAGATCTCCCTTTAGATTTTAACGGTTTTCTAAACTCAAACGGTAAGTTTTTATAATGATCTGCAAACTTACTCTCTTTATGTATTTTCTCATTTAGTTTAGTAACCCCTCCTTCCGGTTCCCATCTTCTAGGCGTTTGCCCAGGTCTTAATTCCCCTGTACCTAAACTACCAAATGTATTATCTTTATTCATATACTTCTCCTGTTCAACTTTCGAGATCTATATTTAGAATTTTTAAAATATCTTCTATCTCTATATACAAAAGCTGCTTAGCTTCCTCTATCCCTAACTCATAATCCTCTTGTAATTTTAAAGGAACTACTACTGAGTCATTAAACCTTTTCCCAGGTTCAGGTCTATCCTCTATAATTCTATTATATACTTCTAAGTTAGCCTTATATTTCCTTACCATAAAAAGCATTGAAGAATCTAGTATTTCTTTTATTAGTGTTATTTTTTTACTATTACTTAAATTATCCATCTGAGAAATACTTAACACAAAAGAAAATAGACCACAGTAACCTTTAAATGCATCCATTACATCTCTAACCACTAAACCTTCACCCTCAAGTAACAAACTATCTAGATACTCAGTACTACTCTTATTAACTCTACTCATGTTTTATATCCTTATATTGAACGTCTAAGAACTTTTTAGACCCTATATAATCACTTATATAAACACAAAGTTCTGGTAAAGTATATTCAGTCATAGGCTTAGCAAAAGCTTTAGTAGTCCAAGGACCATAGTGATAATAAACACTACCATAAATTATGTTATAATCTTCTTCAGTTAGTAATTGAGTGTCTCTCTGTACCTCCATAACCAAATCAGCCGCTAATCTAGGATGATTTTTTAAGGTCCAGCTGGTTTTTTCCTTTCCGCGTTTTAATAAATCATGAATTATACAAGCACTTAAAACAGCATCACGATTACTGTCTATAGCAAGGGCTCTAGTTAGAGCGTAAGCTATATGAAATACTTTTTTAGTGTGTATAATAGTACCATCCCAACTCAATTCATTTAGAGGGTGATACTTACCAGTAGAACTAGCAGGACAATCTGTAAAAATATAATCAGGAGCTAATGCTAAACATAATTTAGTAAATTCTCTAATATTAGAATCAGTTATTAGTGCTAATTCAGCTTCAAACATCTCTTCTCTTTGTTTACTTCTCATTTAATTCTCCAAATACTAGTACGGACGAAGTTGTAAATCATCCGTAGTTAAATTAATTCTTTCGATAGATGTAGAATTGTGATTAGGGTTGTACCCTGGTTGTTTCCAACCACTACCATCTATACTATGCGATCTGCCTTGAGCTATTTTAGGATTAACTACTGTAGCAGTCCACCTATCATTTTTATTATAACTAATAGGGTATCTTTCTCGGTATCTACTTAGTTGGGGTTCTCTAAATTCATTTTCACTAATTGGCATTATACTCCCCCTTTATTCACATAATTAATTACTTTTTTTTCTTATCATCTTTTTTATTTTTCTTAAAAGGAAAATCATCATCTTCTTCGTCTTCCATATCTTTATTATCTTTCTTATCTTTCTTATCCTCTTTCATTTTAGCTGCTTGCTCGATAAAAAAGTTCCCAGCCCTTTCCAAAGAAGCTGCATAATCATTATCTTTAGATGATTCTTCCTTACCTATTGATTTCATGATTTCCATAACATTTAGTGCAAACTCAGGAATTTGTTTCCCACTCCACTCATAGTGCACACTCATATACTCATTATCACCCATTTTAGAAGAGATACTAGCGTAATTATATCCATCACTGTATCTACTAATAACAGCATTCTTAACCGTTTTAACATCAATACCTACATTAAAGTTACTATCTTTCATTTTCAATCTCCTTTTTAATTTCTAAAGCTTTTAATTTCAATTCATCTAATGTACCATTATTATCTACCACAAAATCGGCATCACAAAAGTCATCAAGAGATGTCTCTGAGGTATGCTGAGTATTATGTATTTTAATATCATGATTTCTATTTATTTTTATATGGTAACCTCCACGATCTGTAACAGCTTTAATTTCGTCAGGGAATCTACCATCGGTGATAATAACATTTTTAAGACCACTACTGTCTATATGATTAAATAACTGTTTTATCCAAAACTTATTATCTATAGTTCTATAAGCTTCAGTACCCATATACTGCATAATCTCTCTTGGAGTCCAATACTCTATCTCAGATAAGTCGTTATCAAGTAGAGTTTTAGGATACCTCTTATCAGGTACTTCCTTTAAGTCACCATACAATTGGGCGGAGCTTAAACCAAAATCGTTAGCTAACCTTTCTTTAAGATTATTAGCGTAACCCATAATAAAATAATTAGCATCCATTACATCTTGTAACATTTTACCTAAGGTGTCTTTTCCACATCTAGCCTTAGAGCTTATAACTATTAGAGCCATTTTAATTCCTTATTTATTTTTTAAAAGTCTAATTACACTACAAAATGTATCCCAATCTTTTATACCACTTAGTGCTTGCTTATCATAGGCGTTTTCCATAGGTACTCCTTTATATTAATCAATAGTTACTCTCCAATCAAGCTGTCTAATAGCGCTATCAATACTAACAAACTCGTGCAATAAACCGTCCCTTTGTTTTTGTAAAGTTATTATATCCAAACTTTTATTATCAGAACCAATAAGTTCCGTAATAACAGCTACTTTTAATTCTATAGCTTCTCTGAGTTCAATAGCAGTACTAAGAGTTACTTCAGTATCTCCTATACTAATCTTAGACTGTGTATTAGCCTGAATTAATATTAAATTTATAGTTTGTAATTTATTAATATAATTTAATAACACAACTACAATACCATTAGCTTCTATCTCATTTACAAGCCCAGAAGATAATTTTCTCCTGAGCTCGTTTATTTTTTGTTTTAATAATATACGTTCATCTAATTTTTCTCGTAAGTACATAATCTCCTATTGTTTAATAGCGTAAGCTTGTTGAACAATTACCGCAGTACTTAATATTACTTTTCCAACGATGGCCACAGGTTGGGCAAGTAACTTTAGTTTTAACAGTAATAGGTTTTTGTATTTTTTTTCTTTTAACCTCACCTTTAAGGTTTAGTATAATTGTGTATGGAAAAAGCTCTAACTTACCAATAGCCCCAGTAACAAACCCTTGAAAAATCTCTTTACCAGGGACTGTGATACCTACGGCATTTTCGGACTCATTATAGTCAGACACAATAGATTCAAATTTATTTGCAGAATAAGCAAGAGGATCACAAAAGTTACCATAACAAATACCAGTCTCTTTAAAAAAAGAAGATCTAGTCTGGCTAGTAAACTCTCGTTCCTCAAACCTATAAGTTACTTCTATCAAACCATCCTCTATTAAATTACCTCTAAATTTAGATATAGACTCAGTACGCTCTATAAATCTAAATTTATTAGTAACTTTTAATCCATTCATAAATCCTTTTAATTCTGTAGACCCGTTAGGATCAATTATTATACTATTACCATTTAAAACATCCTGACCGTCGACTTTCACCTCTACGAGTGCCTTTCTACTTTCTTTATTTTTTAATAAAAGAGAGTAGTCTGAACCAAATGGTAATCGTACTACATTATTATTGAATTCTCTTAATACTTTACCCTTATGCTTAATCACTACTATAAAATTATTACCGTACATTATTTTTATCCTTTAACGGGCTACTAGTTAAAGCCCCTATTTATTTTAAACTAGTTAGTGTTATTATTAATTAGTTACTATACAGGTGTTACATCTATTGCTTGAGTACCTTTATCGGTAATTTTCAACGCAAACGTAACTGCTTGTCCATCAGTCAAAGTTTTATACCCTGATACATTTATAGCACTATAATGAACAAAATACTCCTCTGTATCCATTTCTTCCTCGTAGACAAATCCATACCCTCTGTCATTATTAAACCATTTTACAATTCCATCAATCTTTTCTACCATGTTAATTATTCTCCATTTTTTAATTTTATTTTAGTTTTTACTAGTCATTGTGGCCATAATGATTAGTAATTATAATTCTTATTTTAATTTAATCAAAATATTTTACCACTATACATCTAGAAGTTACATTAATAGTTATATTTTATATCTATTATTTAATATAGCCTGATACCAAGACTTATGCCACTCTCTATCTTTATTAGCCCTTGAATTACAAGAGCGACATACCGTTATTAAATTACTTGGTTTACAATTCTTTTTATTATAATCTATATGATGGATTGTTAGTACCTTGTCCCTATTCCAACAAACAGGATTTAGACACACGTTCCCATCACGATCCATAATACCTTGTTTATATTCTTTATCCTTCCACGCCTCACAATAAGGGTCAAATGTAATACCACCTCTCCAATTCGGAGTGTTTGATCCAAAATAATTATTAATATAACATGTAGGGCATCTATTACCTTGACTAAAATTATTCCAAGTCACATAATTAGTATGTCCATTATCACATATGTATTTTAATTTCTGTTTTCCATTTCTATATTCAGTAGACAGTAAAGTATATCCTACTTTACTAAACTCATCTTTTATATACTCTACATTGTGTCTAACTTTACCAGAGCACACTGAGCACCTATTACCGTTACTCCAATTTGCCCAAGTAATATTTCTAATATGACCTTTGGGGCATTTAACTTTTAAATTAGAAAAAGCATTTTTATATTTATTTAATAGCACATAACCCTCTGACGCTAGTAACTCAAACACATCATCAGTAGTTAACTTGGCATTATTACTACATATAGCACATCTACTATTTTTAGAACTCCAAGCATCCCAAGAAGTACTATACTTATGACCATTTGGACATATATAATCTAATTTTTCAGAACAATTTATATATTCAGAGGTTAATAAAACATACCCCTCGTCAGCAAAAGCTTTCCTTATACTCTCGATTGTTCTTCTTCTTACTCTACCATTAGGATTACAATAAGAACATCTTCTTCCAGTTTGCCATTTATTCCACGATATTTTATATTTATGCCCTTTAGGACAAATATATTCTAACAACGTAGCTGAGTTTGTATAACTAGTAGCTAATAATTTATATCCTTCAGACTCAAAAGAACTTTTTACATATTCTATAGTAAGCTTTTTAGACATATCACTCTACTAACTCAAAATGAGGTCCGTCGAAGAATTTATTATTCATTTTCCTATTAGAAGACCAGTCGCCTCCCCATCGAATATTTATACCCATCTGTGATGCTACGCCAAGAACAAACCCCGCAAAAAGTACAAATTTTTCTTTACTCTCCCAAGGGATACCCTCCCCTACATAATACGGAGTTACATCAACTGCTTTAGATGGAAATGTATTGTGGTTACTATTAGGCCACTTTACTTTAGAACGTCCAGAATTAAATGCATTATCTTGTTCCGTTTGCTCTCTATGCCCGCATATAACACTACAATCGTAATACTTAATAATCTCATTAAATAATCTTTGTAGAGCTACATCAGTTGTTTCAAGATTTCTTTTAGATCTTTTTCCAAACTCTGGCATATTTCTATCTCCTGCTGATTTAGAGGTTACATTAATGTTTATAAATTAGCCGCCAATAAAGCACCATTAGCCACAGAAGTTAGTGGAGAAGCTGCTAATCTTACTTCCGATATCTTTATAGGTAACTCTGTTTTAGCTAGTTGTTCTTCTACTCTTCTAACAAAACCTTCAGCTAGTGCTAAGCCTCCAGATACTACCAGAGGTATTCCATCTTTAAATACTGGAAGTTTTTTACTATTCTTTTTTAACTCATAAGCTATATTCTCTATAGTGTATTTAATAACATTATTGTAGTAAACACAAATTGCATCAGCTATATCACCTTTAGGATTATATAAATCAGTTCCAGCTTCTTTTTCTTGTAGTACAAGAGACGGAGATATATCTAACGCGCGTCCAACTGAGCTATCTATAAAATCACCAGACTTGGTCATAGAGAATTCTAGTAAAGGGTCGCCATCTACTATCACAATGCAGTTAGCCATCCCAGCCCCAAAACTAACAGCAATACCGACCAACCCATCATCAATTAATTCAGAAAGTGCTATAGCGAATGCTTCATTAATAGGCTGTGGGGCATAGCCCAAACTTCCAAGATACTGATTAATAATTTCCGTATGATAAAGAATGTCAAAGTCACTGTCAATAGGAGCGGCAGGTACGCTATATACTACCTTTGAACCAGGAACAGCTTCGCCTAATAAATTTTTAATAATTAATTTAATTATTGGCAATGATTTTTTTGACTTAGGGCTAATAACCCCCTGACTAAGAGGTCTTTCAGCAACTCCTCTACGCTCTATAGCAATATCTAATGCATCATCTCCTATCACTATAAATGATCCATCTGTATCTATAATATAGTCAGCATCTCTTTTATCCAACGACATTTTAATAGCGTTACTATTAACTTCTGATTTAGGTACTAGTCTATAGAATGCATCACGTTGCATTTTGAATATTGGATTTCCTTCTGTATCCATACTAGATGCAATTAGAAGATTAGTTCCCACATCTAGTCCTTTATGTATCAGTGCTTGTGTAGTTGGAACTTCTACAACCACACCAACAGCTTCATTTTCTTCAGTCATTTATATCTCCTATTTTTTAGGTAATTTATCCATAAGATTTTTTAATTTATTTATGTTAGCTTCAGTATTAGAATTATACTTAATCTCTTTAATTTTAACATGAGATTCCATTTTATCTTCAGCCCCTTTCTTAGACGGGTCAATAAATATATCATCCATAGAAGGTCTATCAGATCCTTCTTCTGATTGAGTATTACTAATTGAAGGCGCGCTACCTGTTAAACTTGATAACTTAGTTATTTTATCAGTTAAACTTAAAATAATGTTATCTTTAGACTCAAGTACCGCCTCTTTCTTGTCTAAAACTAGTTCCATTTTATCCATGGTTGTAGTAATTTCTACTATTTTTAACTCAAGTTGTTTAATATTTTGTATATATTTTTTTTCTAACTCAATCGAAACCTCTGCTATTGCCTCATTCAACATATCATCTACTTGCTGCTGGGAATAACCACTAGAAACTATATTACTACTATTAGCCAATTTAATTATTTCAGCTTTAAGTTCTTTTATGTCTTCAGAAGCGTTATTTACTATAGAAGCCCTACTCTGAACATTTCTTGGTCCAGTAGAACTCAATCTTCTACCTCCTTTTAAGGAGGACTCTTTATTATATATCATT